GAAGGCGGTATCCCTGTCGGTACCGCCCTCGGGGATTTCTTCGTCGAGCAGCTCACGCAGCTCTTCGCGCAGCTCTGGAGTCGGCGTCACAAGCACCCCTCCCCATGACAAAGGGAGCCGAGAGGGACCCGGCTCCTTTGCCAATTATGTTGAGAATTCCGGTTATTGCAGCGAGATTTCCTGGACGTTCTCTTCGACGGCCGCGTAGACGCCACGATAGGCGTAACCGACCATTTGCGCCTGCACCAGGCGCGTCAGATCGCCTTGCGTCGTCTCGATTTGCAGGTCACGTTTCAGCAGCTCCTTGAACCCGCGCTTCGGCCGGATCAGATACGCCTTTCCGGCCGTCACGCCCGGATAGCTGTATTCCTTCTTGCCGACCGTGACCGTGTAGCCGTCATAGTAGATGACGGTCGTGATGCCGCTGATCGGCGGGTAGGTGGTGCCGTTGTGGGTGAAGCCCTTCAGCGCCATTTCGATGTCGGTCTGATCCGCGCTGCTGGCGAGCAGGACGCTGCCCTGGCGTTTAGCCTTTCCCGCGTCGGTGCGGGCGGCGGAAAGCGTTCGCCAGATGGAGACCCAGCGTTCTTCGCCTTCCGTGCCCTTGAATCCCGTCTGGTTCGCCGGCTTGTACGAGAACGAGATGATGGGGGAAAGGTGGATGTGGTTCAGCAGCGCGTTGTAACCTTCGCCCATCGCGCGGTTCAGGATGTCGATTTCAAACGTCCGGTTGAAATCGATCATCTGCTTCGTGTACTCGAAGGCCGCGCTGTACGTCACGATCCGGGCGGTCGGACCCTGCTCGGCGCGAAGGTTTCCGAATTTCACTTCCTGGCCTTCCATGTGCTCCGCGAAGATCACCGTGCCGGACAACGCCCATTTCGCATCCAGCAGCTCCGGGAAATTCGGATCGGAAACCAGCTCGTACACCTCTTTGTAGAGCAGCGGCACCCGTTCGCGGCCAAGCTCCACATCGAGCGTCACTTTGCCGAGCAGTTCCTTGTAGCTTTCGACGCTGCCGAGCGAAAGCATTTCGCCGATGGGCCTGCTCCAGCGCGGGATCGCCATTTCGCCGTTGACGATCTTCTTGACGGCCTCGTAGCGATGGCCGTCCAGCACGAACGACACCCGGCTTTCGATGGTGCCCTGACGGCGCTTGGCTTTCTCGCCTTCGAACGATATGACCTTGAACATGATTGATCAGCCTCCTTATGCCTGCGGACCGAGCAGGAACCAGATGACGTTGTTCGCGTCTTTGCCGCTGGTGACGATGCCGACCTTGCGGTGAGGGGCCGGCGGTTCTTCGCCGTCGTCCGCTGCTTCGGTGAATTTCTTCGTGGTCGCGTTGAAATAGATGACAGTGCCCTTGGCGAACGTATCGCCGGTCGTGATCTGGTCCGTCTCGTACTCCGCCTGCTCGATGTTGAGCACGATTTTCTTCGTCTCGTTCGCGCCGGTTTGGGCGCTCTGCATCGCCAGACCGAAGAATCCGTCCAGGAGCACCCATTCACCGGCATTGATGGTCGTGTTCTGCGGCACCGTGACCGTCACCGACTTGCCGTCGCTGATTTTTGCCCGCGCCAGCTGATGCGCCGTGACCGGAACCGGACTGCCTTGGTACTTCGTATCCATCGCGTATCCCTCCCGAGATTCGTATTAAATGGGCACGCTGTCCATCTGTTGGGACGCGGCCCCGGACTGCTTGCGGTTGTCACTGCCGATGCCGACGAAGGTCGGCAAATCGACCTGCATCCGGCTGATCATCGCCTTGATCGATTCGTCCGCGAGCAGACCGTCGATCTCGCCGGCGATGGTCTCCCTGGTTTGGCCCGCCTTCGGCGTGAGCAGCTTCAGAATCAGCGCCTGGGCCATTTCGCCGGACACTTTCTCCTTGACCACGTTCTGGACTTCCTGATCGAGCGCCGCTTTCTGCGCGTCGGCCAGAGCCTTGGCAGCCGCTTCCGCGCGGGCAACCAGCTCGGCGTCATTCGTCACCCCGAGCGCCGTCTTGACTTTATCCAGCAGCTCCAGAGAGTCGGACGCTTTCTTCGTGCCCTCGGGGTCCAGCTCGGCAAGCACATCCTTGAGCGTGACCGCGCCTTCTGCGATCTTGACCTTAAGCTGGGTGATCAGTTCTTTCCAGTCCATGTTCTGACCTCCTTCAGATTGTTCATCCGGGTCATCCATCTCGCCGAGCGCCACAATCCGCGTCGGCATGCCGGAGCGGTCGAGCGGCGTCCAGTCGATGGATAACGGCTTGTAATCCACCACATGGGTTTCTCCGGCCACCGTCTGCAATTTGGGCATGCCGAAGATGGAGACCTGCTTGATCCGGCCCGAACGAATCCACCGCTTGAGATTTCCGGCGGCGGCATCGACAATGCCGCGAAAGTACGCCTTGGTGCCTTCCATGCGCGCGCCGATCCAGTGCGTCACGGGCGGATCGAATTTGGTCGAGACTTCTTCCGGCTTCTGATGTCCGAGAAATCCGGAAAGCGTGTGCTGGTTGACGTGGTCCACGATCGCCTTCAGGCTCTCCGGCGTATAGGTCCAGCCTCGGGTCGATTTGCCCGCCGGAACTTCGACCACCACTTCGAGCGGATCATCGTCACCGGCTTTGATCGCCTCGATGTCGACGCCGGGAGCAGGAGGGATGTCCTGCGGCTTCATTTCCCCGGAGATCGATGCCGGAAGCAATACCCATTTTTCCTTCGCTTTCGCCATCCTGAAATCACCTCCTTGCCGGGCGGGATCGAGTCGACCTTCGGAAGCGTTCTGTGACCGCGTTATAACGCGTGATAACGGGGGTATGGACCGTCGGAGCAGTAAAGGGTAGGGTAAACCCCTGAAACGCCCCAGAAACGCTTCTAGGCCGTCGTCATGTATTCGGTCGCATACCAGGTGTTCAGTTTCGGGTGACTGGCCGGGTTGTCGATCCACTCCCGGAGCTGGCGGACGAAGGCGTCCGGGCTCGCATGCTGCTCGACCAGGTACGACAACGTGTTCGGATGGGCCGGATAGGGCGGGGGATCGTCCACCGGATAGACGCCCGGCCCGAGACCGACATCATGCCGCGCCAGCTCGTCGCAAACATCCCGTATGCGATGCGCGGGTGAGAGACAGAATTTGATGCCGACACAGGACGGCGAAGCCCGCGCGGAGCGGATACTGCCTTGGCCGAGGGCCGCCGTCGTTTCCGTCCGCGCCAGGCGCAGCGCCTGGTAGCTCAAATCCTCCGGCACGCGCCCTTTCATTCGGTCCATCATACCTTCGTAATACTTGGCCATGACATTCGCCTCGCGCCGGACGTACTTCTCAAGCGTCCGTGCCGTTGTGATCGCATCCTGTCCGCTTGCGATCCCGTCCTGGATGATGTTGCGGATGACCTGCCCGGCTCCCTGGGCCGTGTCCCATATGCGATCCGACAACTTCATTCCGCGATTAGATCGCTCCCAGCATGCCCGGACGGCGGATTCGTTGACGCGCACGAACATTTGCTCCAGCCCTTCTCTGGTGACCCGAGGGATCTTGATTCGCCGCGTCATCAGATCGATGGTGACGGCTCGGTTAAAGCTGCTGCCGATTTCCACGGCGGCGGCGATGTATCGTTCCATCGCGCTTGTCAGATCCGCGCTTAGTTGGCCGGTCAGCTCGCGGAGCTGTTCTTCGACGGCGCTCAGGAGCCGGTCATCGACCGTGTCGCTTCCGCCCGTACGCAATCGTGCCGCGATGCCGTCAGCGACACGAACGAACAATTTCCGGATTTCCGGGTCCTGCCTTAGCCGCAGTTCCAGGAACGCTCTGCGGGCGGCGAGCGCATCTTTGGCGTATGGGCCGGCCACGCGCCTGATTTCCTCGATTTCCGTCCGCTTCACGGCCGATCGGACCTTTCGAGCTGTGAAAGAAACATGGACTTGTTTCCGGTTCGCAGGGCAAAGTCAATCAGCGAAGCCCGAATCACCTTCTCGCTTTCCCGTTCGATCCATCGCGATTCCGGCTCAAGGTCGCATTCGGGAATCCAGTAGTTCTTCTTCTCGGATGGCACGCGGACGCAATACGGGACGCCAACGTACGGGCGCGGATCGATATCCGTGACATAACCGAGGGAACCGACCGGGAGACCGAAATTCAGCGTATCCGAGACGATGACGACCGGTTGCATGAGGTGATACTTCACGCAGAGTTCCCCCTTCCGATCGCCGCATCGATCGCCTTGATTTCGCCCAGGCCGAGCGCCCCGTCCGCCAGCCGTTCGTCCTCGATCCGGTTGTTGAGGATGCGCCGCCGTTCGGTATCCGCGTCCGGGTCGTCGGAGTCGTATTCGCGCATCGACGGAATATAGGCGCGCAAGAATTCGGCTGCCGAGTCCCTGCTCAGGAATCGGCCTTGCACCGCCGTGTTGAGGGCGGTCGTCAACGCATTGATCGTGTCGGCCAGCTCCTTCTCGTCGCGCGGATCGATCTCGTCCCATTCAAGTGTCGTGGCATAGGTTTCGAACGTCTCGCCCGTCTCGGCATGCGTGATCGCCAGCACCATGCGGGCGAGACGCTGCCAGTTGTTCGCGAAGTCGGTGCGCTTGCGGGAGATGTTGCGCACGAAGACCGGCATCTGCTCCTGGACGCTGGACAAGCTGCTCGGCGTGTGTACCCCCAGCACGAATTCGGGCGTCTCGGACACCGCCACAATGCAGTAGAAGATGAACTTCAGGAGGCTTTCGGCGTCGCCGGTGGAGCTCCTGACTTCGATGAACTCCGCGTCTTCACCTTCGGTGAAGATCAGGAAATCCTTGCCCTCCAGCGAGATCGTGCGGCCTTCCCTGGCATACTTGGCCGGGTCCTCGATGCCGAAGTTGTTGCGCAGGAACGCGGCCACGTCCTTCAGCTTGAATTTCAGCCTCGGGGTTGAGTGCATCTTCGACCCTTGCAGCGCGTGCAGCATCACGTCGTGATACGCCTTCAGGAACGGTTCGATGGCTTCGAGCTCGGATTGACCAAACAGCCGGGTTTCATCCTTCTCGTTGGCGAAATGCTCGATGGGGATAAACCCCCACGGATTCGGCTCCTCGATTTCCTGCTCGAATCCGGGGATCGGATCGCCTTCCAGGCGCACCTTGCGGCGGACCGCGCTGATCCATTGGGTGACCTTGGTCGTCCGTTTGTTCCCGCTCTCATCGGTCCATTCCATGTTCGAGACGAGCACATATTCCTCAACCCGGCCCGTGATCGGATTCCGGTTGATCGCGCAGACTTCCTCATTGGGGATGATCGTATAGACGAGCCGCTTCCCGGTCTCGGGATACAGCACCGCGTCCGTCGATTCGCGGGTGATCCAGACGAAACAATCCCCCTCCAGGAGTGCCTTCTTGTGGGTGCGGTGCATCTTGGATGTCTGCTCCGAGAAGAAGGCGTTCAGCACTTCCTTGGCCTTCGGGTCATCCGAGTTGAAAGTCGGCACACCCATGAACCCGGCCTTGACGTTAATGATGGGACGGCAAAATCCGGCCCCGAGCTTGTACCTGTCGTCGGTGTTGTCGTACAACGCGCGCGCCAGCGCATAGTCCACGCGGCGGCTGTCCAGCGTGTAGCCGGAGAAGCCATAGCCGGCCGTGGCGCTGACATGTCGGCGCAGCCTGGAGATCTCGCCGACGGCCCGTTTCAGCCATTTACCTAACCCCATATTCTCAGCCCCTTGAACACGCTGAGCAGCCCGCTGTCTAGCTTGCCCGCGTTTTTCGCCAATGTGCGGCACGCTTCCAGGGCGTCCGGCCCGTCGTCGTACGCACCCATCGGAAATTGCTTGAGCTGCTCCAGCAGTCTTCTGTGCCGGGCGTCAAACTTCAAGTAGCGGTTCTTGATGTCCGGCTGCAGCGTCTGTATCCGCATCAGCTTGTCGGCGTTCTGGTTCACTTCCTCGATCGGGAGGTAGAGACCGACTTCGGCGGACCTTTCCGCCAGCTTCTCTTTAAGGAACCACTGGAACTGGTTCGTCTCGCAGCCGAATTTCGCGTATCCTCTGCCGAAGCTCATGCGCAGCCAGCGCTCTTTCTCCAGCACATCGTCGATGATCCGATCCGGATGACGACGCTCGATATCGGCATCGATCACATACATGTAACCCGACCGGTCTTCCTTAGCGATCGTGATGATCGCGGAGAAGTCGCTTTTCTTCCTCTTGCCCAGGGACGGATCGACCCAGCCATAGAAGGTGAAGCCTTCCGCGAAATTCACGGCATACGGATTGAAGTAGTCGAACCACTCTTCGTTGAACAGGC